GAACATATTTAAGTATGTCTTCAAGTTCCCATTTGCGTTTATTCTAAAATCTGATGCAGTATCAGAATTTAGCTGCGTAATAGCATCCTGTACATTCGTCATGTCAGTCTGATTTGCTGGCGTAAATCCAAGTGCCGCTGCCACATTAGCATCTGTAATCTCGCTTCTGATCGTTGCACTTGATTTATTCTCCACATTTCCAAGACCAATCTGTGATTTCGTCACTCCGTGCGGATTTGTTTTATTTACTGTATGGCGTGTTAAACTTGTATTTAAGGCTTTCCCTTGTGCAGCACTAAGCGATTGATCTGTTGCATCCGACGTTAAATTATTCTGGATTCCTCTCCAAGTGTTTGTATCCTGTGTAGGTGGTGTATAACCAAGGGCTGTCGTTACATTACCTTTGGTTAATTCTCCACGGATTGTAGCACTGCTTTTATTCTCCACATTTCCTAATCCAACTTGGCTTTTAGTAACTCCGTGAGGATTACTTTTATTCGCAAGATGATTAATCAGAGTTGTAATTGCAAGTTTAATCTTTGCAAATGCAATAGATATTTTCTCGCCACTTGATAAAGTCACAAGAGTTGTTGTATCTGAATATGTCGGTGTCTGATCATTTGTCGCTACGTTCGGAACGTTCCCTAAGCCTACTTGCGACTTAGTAACACTATGAGGGTTGCTCTTGTTTCCTGTATGCGTATTTAACGCTGTCTGCATAGTTTCAAATGTAACGTACCCTTCTGGATCAACCGTTGCTGTCATTGTTACATCATTATTAAGCTTGATGTAAAAATTATGTACTAACGACCATGACGGCATAGCCGATTCTGCCGGAACTTCTTTCCCTGTTGTACTTTGAGAAATCGCAAACAACACTTCACTTCCGGTTGATCCTTTTGCATAAATTCCAAGCTGTGTCATGCTGTATCCGGCAGATAAACCAGCGTTTGAAAACAATACTCCTATCTTGATTGTTTCGTTTGTTTTTGTCACGCCCTGTACTGTTCCAGACTGCTTAATTGATGATACCGCCGTCTGACTTTTCAAAGCACTAACGTCAACTTTACCAGCACCAGACTTGATCGCTGTTACTGTTATTGTTCCTCCGCTTAAGGCATTCTTTAATAATTCAATACCTGCATTTGTAATTACTGTATTTTCCCACATGATTTTATACCTCACTAACGATCGAAGAAGAATATTCACAAGAGCCTGAAACAATCGCATAATTCAATGCCGTCTCTGATTCTATAACGTCTGAAACACGAATATCGCACAATAAATGTGCTGGTTTCAATTCCTCAATTCTTCTTACTACTTCATCATAATTATTTACTTCGCCATAAAGATTGACTTGAAATGTATTTTTTGCTGTATTTTCTATGAGCTTTGTTTCTACACCGCTCAAAGCTTCTATGATCTTTTCAAACCTTTTAGGATTCAAAGGCCTTTTTATCCTCATTTGCGAAATCTGTGTTCTTCTCTGCTCAATCGTCTGATCTGGAAGCGATGTTATTCCGTATTCTTTTTCCCAAATAGGGAGCCCCCATGTAGCACGATCAACAAATATCTGATCAAATATATCTTCACATATTGTTTTTACGTCATCTATCTCAAGTCCGATCACTTGGAACAGCCAAAGTCCGATTCTTGATTTCCCATAAATCGGCGATACATAGTCAATCATTTGTTTTGCACTTTCACTCGTCAGGATTTGCTCCATAAGGTCTGTTTTATACCACATAGTATCATCCCTCCGTTATTGTTACTGTTCCTAAAACCGGCATTTGTCCAGATTCAAGGTCTACATTTTTTGACACTCCATTGATTTGTACACTGTCATAATCATAGATACCTGATACAGCTCCAAGGATACTGTTGATCGCTGATATTCTAACCGCACTATCATTCGATGAAACATTTAACAAATATGACTGAAGTGCAGCTTTCAAATCATTCTGCACATCGCCAATTTCTGCTTCTCTCAAATAAACCATAGCTGATATGTTAACTACTACTGTTTCAGGAGCCGTTATCTCTAATACAGCATTGGGCGGTGCTAAACGATCTGATTCACTATCTGGACGCATAATATAATCATACACAGCATCTTGAATCTGCTTCGATGCTGGTACTCCGTTCTGATCCATTAAGATGATCTTGATTATTCCAGAGTCATCTTTTGCTGGTATCACAGTAACTGCACCAACACCGGGAACTGACAATGCCCATCGTTTATAGTCTGCCACATTCCCAACATAGGAAATGTCATGGCTTCGATCATACTCAACAATTCGTTCTCTTAAAGTATCATCGTCCTCTTCATCCAAACCGCCTGTAACAGCTTCCTCATTTGTAACAGAGATTATTTCATCGAGCAGTTCTCCTGTCTCATCTCCAGTATGTAATACGATCGTATTTACTCCAACATTGCTTGCAGATCCTCCTTCTGCTGCCTCAATTGGAATCTTTGCATTTCCAAGAGAATCGACCGTAACTTCCTCTGTTGTTACAAAATCTATCGTATTTCCTTCGTCATCTGCTTCTGTAGAAAAACCATATCCTAAAGGAATAACAAGACCGGCTTTTGCTGTAACAGTCACATATCCTGTTGCATTTACCGATTCTCTTCGTACAAGACCTCTTCCATCAGCGTGGTAATCCAATAGGTAAGATTCTTCACAGGTTACCGGCGAAAGACTTTTCAATACTTCCACAAGCACATATTCTTTTAGCTCTGCTATCTCAATCGCTGTCGGACGTGTAAAATCCCAAGGAAAACCGCCTTCGGATTTATCAATATCTTCTGGAAGATTGCTAAGCATCTTTTCATGGATTTCCTCTTCACTCGAATTATTCAGGAAATCTGGCAATTCTAGTTCTTCTGCTTCCAATGCCATTTTTAGACCACCTCACTTTCAAATTGTGTCTGTATTTCTATATCTCCATCAATACCCTGCACCTGTACTGTTACAAGACAATGTTCTGCTTCCCATTGAAACATAATATTCCCAACGTACAAAGTTCTTTCGGACGGATCAGCCATCAATGCTTCTTCGATTTCTCTTTGTAAAATGCTTTCTGCCTCTTCACGGCTATCCGCTTGCAAGGCACTTTCATAGTCAATCCCAATGTCGGTGGAATATCCTTCATGAGCGTATCTTTGTGTCATGATCGTTTTGTAACACCATTGCACCCACGCCTCGAACCCGGATGCCTCTTTTAATTTTCCATCGTGAAGCGTAACAAAGTCTCCAGTATCAAAATCAAAAAAGATGCTGGGTTTATAACCTGCATCTTCCTCTTCTTCTGTATTTTCTTCCTCAGTTCCTTCATTCTCTTCATCTTCAAAATATTCTTCTTCATTTTCATATTCCTCTGGGAAAAGATTATCCGGCATCTTCTTCATCTCCTTCCACTTTACCGATCACAACGATTTCCTCTGCATCTGTCCAGATCAGTAATACTCGATCGCCATCACTTACTTTTGCATCAGATAACATCAAAAAATCGTCATCCGGTTCTGCACTTTCTGGATAAGAGTCAGGAAGAATCCCTCCGTCTTTCATAGTTCCAAGTTCTGCAACAACATCCGCTGCACTTTGGTTTCCTTTAGAAATCTGTTCGATTGCCCGGATAAAATTTTTTCTTCCATTTCTCTGCATAAAACTCTCCTTTAGTAAAAAACAACGTCCATCGTACCAGCAACACAATCATGCGTAATACTTTTTACTGTTTTATTTCCTTTCAGTCCAGCGGTATCACATCCAACATAAACGGTGTCTCCGCGTTTGATCTTCGGATTGCTAATCGCCGTTACTATGTATTCATACTTAACCTTTGCACTGCTCTTCAATTTCTTTTGTGCTTGTTTCTTTATTTTCGAAAGTTTCTCTTTCTTGTCTTTGTCCATAATTTCTTGGATCGTTCCAAACTTCGATGTATTCTTAGACATTGATGCAAGTTTAGGAATTGACTTTTTCTTTGCTTCTCCGTAGATCTTTATCTTTGTAACGATATCATCCATTGTTACTTTAACCTCTATGGATATTACATTCTTTCCTTCCTCAATCTTATAAATCGTTGTATTAGTATTGGCATACTTGACAATCACTGTAGTTCCTTCAATCGTAAAAATATATCGGCTGGAAAGTTTGCTTTTCGCCTTGTTCAGCACATATACGATCATATCTCCAATATTCTTCTGTACTGGTTTGATCCTTTTATTTTTGATTGATCCGTAACTGTATTTCAGTTTCAACTTCCATGCCGTACAGATTCTTTTTACAATCTCTTTTGTGCTTAGCCCCTTTTTGTAATAAAAATAGTCTTGAGATTTCATCATATAGATCAAGTAATCATAGGCTGTAAATGTTACTTTTTTTTCTGTATCGGTAACCCTGTCTCTATCCCAGATCACACCTCGAAACACTTCAAAATCTCCATGGCCAACATTCGCATATATGTATAATCGGTCTGATGGTTGAATCAATGTCGCAAGTGTTACACCATTTTTCGCAGCGTTCATTACTGTTAAGCTGACCTCTTTTGCCAGCGAATCAGGATCATCAGACATTGTCAGGTCCTGTATAACTTTCGATTTGTATAGATCGTATTCTTGCCCCGAAGCCGTCTTTACAACTGCTTTATACAGTGGATTTCCTAAACTTGGCATATCTTTCTATCCTCCTATCATTTTTAACAGTGTTTTATAATCAGCAACACCAGTTACTGTTAATTTGTGCTTACGTTGGTAAGTTTTAATCGCCGTTACTGTCTTAGATCCGCAAGCACCATCCTGTTTGACTCCCACCATTTTCTGGACAAATTTTACGACCTGTCCTTTTCTTCCGGTTCGAATCGTGATCTTTTTCATGGCTGATTTCATCGAAGATGTCAGCTTTTTATCAACTTTCAGCTTCGAGTAGCCATCTTTATTCATTGCTTTCTTTAATTCCTCAACCTTGGAATTAGAAACTGATTTACTGCTTTGAACAGGAATCACAAGCACCTGTCCTTTATAGATCGTATATTTGCTGATCTTTTTCTTTGGATGTTTCTTACGTTCCTTTTTATTCCTAGAATCAATCAGTTTCTTATTTGCATTATAAATAACCTTGTATTTTTTACTGGACCCAAGATATTTTTTTGCAAGTTTCCGTAATGTTTGTCCTTTCTTTACTTTGACCTTTTTCTTTGTGGTTTTGGTACTTCTTTTCGTTGAGGAAACACTTATTTTTTCGTAGTCGATAAATCTTACCGTGTAGTAATAATCATTCAGGCTTTTGACCGTAGAATCGTATTCTGAAACACGCATATCAACATTGATCTTCGTTCCTGTAATACAGACATTTACCACTTTCCCATACTTAGCCCAGTATTTCATCAGTGCATCTAAGGTTGCTGGATCAGTCCACTTACGAACAAATTTCATGCCTTTTCTTGCTTCTCCGGGAAAAAAACATTCCCAGCTTAGTTCTGAAAGATTTTTACCATTCGGAACACTGACCTGACCTAATTTATAGATATCATATTCTGCAAACTTACCTTCGATTGATGATTCAATTTCTTCAGGAATGATCGGAATTTGTATCTTCTGATCATTCCCTTTTGAATTTTTTCCAGTAATATATATGTCCATTTACATTACCTCCGCTGTTCTGTTACTTGCCGTTGATCCGATTGCATCTGCGATCGCCTGCATAATAGCATCTGCGATCTCTCCTTTAGAGTTTTTGATAGCATCAACTATGCCGTCATTTCCAGATGCATTGACGCTGATCGTAATACCACCAACATTGATCACTGGCTGACTGCTACCAGACGAAGCTTTTCCAGATCCGGATGATCCTCCAACAAGTCCACCTTTGGCATGCTTTGTAACGCCTAAAATCTGTCCTGCTTGATTCCAGAGAGATAATGCACGGCTTCTATGTCTAGAAAGTGGAATGACCATTTCGTTTCCTTCTTCTCCTAATTCAGAAACGATATGACCTCTGACCAGACTACCCTTCGCATTATGAAAGAACTTTCCATTTTTCGGTAAGGCTGTCTGTACTTTCGGTGCGGATGATGTCTTTTTGCTTGTTTTCTTTTTACCAGATTTTGAAGAACCGCTATTACTTAGATAACTTCCACTAGTAATACTTTTGATCGCACTTGCTTGTGCAGCGGTTGTACTTGCTGCGGATGCAATCGTTGAGGCTGCGGATGCTAAAGCACCTGCAAGTGATAATGCGGAACTTCCAGCACTTTGTAAGTTGCCACCAGCTGCAAGCGACATAGAACCCATCGTTCCCAGCATTCCTCCAGCTGTTGCGGACTTTCCACCTAAGCTGCTGACTTTTCCACCAGCTGCATTCGTAGCACCTGAAAAAATCTTTGTCGTCTTTGATCCAACATTCGTTTGTTTTGTGTTTTTCTTATTCTCCTCGTAAGCTTTCTGTACGGAACTTGCCAGTTCTTTGTATTTTGCTCCTTTTGGATTAACACTGCTAATACTGTCTTTACTGTATTTCCAATATTCCTGACTCTTTGCCGTCATAGAATTACTGTTTTTCAGTGCATTCTTTCGGCTGGATACAAACTTTCTAAGGGAGTCGCCGAACTTATTTCCTTTTGTGATTGCACCAATTCCACCAATTCCAGCACCAATAAATGCTCCCGGAACTGCTCCAACACCACCAAAGGCAGCTCCTATGGCTGCTCCGGCGGCTGCACCACCTCCAACCATTCCAAGTTTCGTGCCACCTCTATAGGCTTCCTTCTTCTTCGTGGCTGAATCTTTTGAGGTCACTGCGTTATAAATATTACCAGCTGCACTTCCTATTCCTGCAATCCCTAAAGCTCCACCTAATAAAGATGCACCTCCAACGGCTGCTGCTCCACCAGCGGTCGCTGCACCTGATCCAAGTTTTACGCCTAGATTTCCAAGCCATGCTTTCCATCCAGTGGCAGCTACGGTTTCTCCATTTTTCAGCGTGACACCAGAACCGCCTAAACCAAACAAGCCACCCGGTGTCCTTGTCGGTCCAGATGGTGTTTTCGGTTCAGTTTGTTGCATTTTTCGCTTTACGCTTTCTGGTAACCAGATTTCTTTATTACCTGTCGGATTTGTTCCCGGTATTGTAGAATTTCCGTTTCCAATTCCTCCGTTCACATTTACAACTGCCGCGGACACATTGATTGTTCCAATAGAATCTCCCAAAGGATTTGTTTTTCCTCCACCTCCAGAACCGCCAGTGATCAGATCGTATAGACTTTTTCCACCTTTAAACAGCTTTAGCCCTCCAGATAATCCAAGAAATCCAGCTAAATAATCTTCGATCCCAGCTTTATCTCCGCCTGGTAACAGATCCTTAAGAGATTCCTTGAACCAGTTTCCACCAGCTTTTGCAATATCTTTTCCAATCCCAGTAATCTTTTTAACGATCGCCGGTCTTCCTTTAGAATCCCACCACTTAGAAAACGGATTTACAATCAGTTCATCCCAAGCAATACTAATCTTGCCACCGATTGAAGCATTTTGGAATTTTGGCATACTAATAAGATCGTCGATCTTATCTCCAGCCTTTTCAAGTCCCTTGAATACAGATGTACTTGCATACTCTCCAAGTTTTTCAAGTGATGTTCCAGCTTCTTTTAGTTTTGCATCGGATTTATCAAGATAGTCTACAAATTCTCCTAAACCTTTCGTTGCTCCCTTCTGGAGACCTTTTCCCCATTTAGAAACAATGTTTATGTCGAACGTATCTTTAATATTTGACATTAATCCAGAAACCGTCGAATTAGATGTTTTGTCCATCATTCCATCAAATTCTTTCAGCCCATTAAGGATTGTCTTAACTGCTTTGTCTCCACTGATTTCGCCCTTTTGAGACATTTCTCTGATCTGGGCTATGGATTTACCCTCTGCATCAGCAAGATACTTCCATGCGTTTATACCGACATCTGTCAGCTGATTCATGTCCTCTGCGTTCAATCTTCCGTTTGTTTTCATCTGACCTAAAGCTCTGGATACTCGAGAGATACCCTCTTCTCCAGCTCCAAGTGCTGCGGATGCATTACCAATCTTCGTCAGGTCAGGAATAATGTCTTTATCAGAGAATCCATAAGCCAGCATCCTTTGTGCATTTGACACTACTGCTGATGTATCAAACGGGGTAACAGATGCAAATTTCTTCGCACTATCCATAAATTTAGTAGCTTTCTCTTTGGATTTCAGCATCGTTTCAAATCCAATTTGATATGTCTCAAATTCATCAGCCAATGATACCGGATCAGCTATCAATTTCTTTGCAGCAATTCCGGTCATAACTCCACCAGCCAAAGTTTTTAATGAAAATATAGAATTCTTGATCTTAGATATAACACTTGGGATTTTTTTGATCTGACTTGTTACCTTGTCATCGATTTTTAGGACTGCTGAAAAAGTCTTTCTACCAAAACTCATACCAGCACTCATAGCTTTTTTGATCCCTGCTGTTGCAGTGTCTTTTAATCCAAGTTTTGGAGTCCAGGTCTTTTTACCGAGCCCGTCTCCCTTTTTACCAAACTTGTCGAGGACTGGACTTGCTTTATCTTCAAGTCCTAATTTTGGCTTTGCACGCTTCTTTCCAAGCTTGTCCATCTCTCGTGATGCTTTCTCTGCATTCTTCCCTGTTTGCTGTAGGCCAGAAGATGCATGGTCGGAATATTCCGATACAACATCGATCACAATTTCTTTGTTTGCCATTTATGCATCTCCTCCTTCCATAGCTTTTAAAATTGCTGCAAAAATAAAAGCCCTCTCTCCTTCAGGAAGATCAAGGGCTTGTGATGGTAACATTCCAGTCCGTAAATAATTTTCTGCAAGCATAGAAGCTAACGGACTGGATTCAATTAGTTTTTTGCGTAGTCAACTACACTAACACCGCCTCCAGATAAGTTATCAATAGCATCGCTGACAGCTTCAAGCTCTCCAGCTGTTAACACCTCTTTGATAATTTCGTTCTGTGTCATAACCATATGACCAGCTTTCTTTAATCCTTCTTTCAGCGCTGAATTATCCCAGAATTTCTTTCCGTCAGTCGCTACTGTTGCAGTGTAAATCTTCCATGCCATGTAATCAGCTGTACTTACTTCTTTCTCAACGAGAGGAAGTGAAGCTCCGCCTGGGTTTGCCATATAAGTTGTAGCTTTCTTTCTACACTGTGCAATTTCATCGAAAGATAATGGTCGGACATTAAATTTAAACAATGTCTGTCCATTTCTTGTAATATTCAATGGCTGCTGTACTTCTGTTTTATACTCTGCGGCTTTTAAAAGACCCGTGATCAGATCCATTTCATTATCTTCGGTTACCGTAACATTTGTTTCTTTCTTTTCTGCCATTTTATTTTCCTTTCTTTATGCTGCTAATGATTTAATGCAGTCTGGTACGCTATTAACAATGAACTGCATCTGTCTCTTAATAACCTCTCCAGGTTTAACATCAAGGATATTTGTATCTCCATCAAGAATACATTCATCAAGTAAGAATTTGCTTTCCCCACCTTCAAGCGGTTCTGTTGCACCACCTTGGAGAGAAAAAATAGGAAATTTCCCACTTTTGATTGCATCCAAGATTGGAACAATTGTAAGATCGTCTCTTACTACAGCTTCCGTGAATGATGCTGTAAATTTAACACTGTCCGGAACTCCATACGTCTGGACATCTCCAGCCGGATGAAAATCTACGTTAGAAACATTCATCCCGATAGAAAACTCTTCCACGGATGCAAACCAGATGGAAACTCCATCAAGTGTGATAAAAAGCTTTCCGTCTTTTCCTGTCATCAGTTTTCTAGTATCAAAACCTTTTCCACTCATTTATATAACACCTCCTACTGTGCGATATACTGGAACTGATATGTTAAGTAGATCTTTTCCATGCTGTCAACGTCATCAATGCGGATAATAAAGTATGCATAATCCGCTGCATGTGGATTTTCTGTATCCTCATAAAATTCGTAGGTATCTAAGATCTTTCCTTCTCTGTTCATTTCAGCCAGTACTTTTTTAGCTTCCTGAATTACATTATCAACGCCTGCTGCATTGTTGCTGATCTTACCGATCAATGGTTCTAATGTACGATTGATACGGTCAAAAGCTTCATAACGGACAGCTGTACGTTTGATCTTCTTCCATCCTTCGTCATCGTCCTCATCCAGAACTGTATATGTGTTCACTCCTGAATCAAACCAGACCTGTCCTTCCTGTCCTTCTGACAAAAGAAGCAATCCAGATTTGATCGCATCGACATATTGTTCATTCGTTAGCTGTTCAATGCATGACTCCGCATCTGGAATCTCTGTATGTGCAATTGATGTACTTGAATCTTTGCATCCAATCACACCTGCCTGAACTGCTGCCGCAAGGTATCCTTCCACCCTATCTCCGGCAGTATTATAATATCCGCTACCGCAGTAAATAAAATATGGTGCATTATAGGATTTTGCATTCGTTTTTCTTGTAGCAAGTGACTTTCCTGCCGCTTCTCCAAGTACGCAAACACCCAATGCACCGTTTGAATGGATTCTTTCCATGTATGTCTTCGCTAATGCTTTAACATCTTCTTCGACTGTATCAAGCACCAGTACATTCCAAGCATAAGTTTCGAATGCATTAAACGCATTGCTGTAATCTTCTGTTGTGACTGCCGGTGCTGATCCACCAGCCAAAGCCTGCTGTGCAACCGTCTGCATGATCCCGGATGCTCCAGAAACAAGTTCTGCGGATAAATACTTGCTGTCTTTCATTGCTTCCACCAGATTTGCAGCCTCATTTACATCCGCACCAGCGATAAAGCTTACTTTCTCAACAAGTGTTGCCCCATTGTAAACGGAACACTCTTTTGTCGTTTCATCTCCTAATTTCTGTTTTACAGTTACGGAGAATTTCAAAGCGGTTGGATATTTTGTCTTTAATGTAACTGCATTTGTGGCTGTGGTTGTCTGTAAGGACAGGCTTCCTTCTTTACCACCAGTTCCAAGACGGTAAAGATATACCGTGTTAGCACCTGCATCAAACAGTTTTACCGCTGCATCGATCGTTCCACTCTCCATATAAAGTGAAAGAAGATCACTCTTTGATGTGATCTTCTGAATCTCTCCAACTGGACCAAAATCTGCATGAACCGGAATACAGAAAACTCCGTTCATTGCGGATGCTACACCATTATTTGTGATCTGCTCATGTCTGCGATAAACTCCAGCTCTTTCCTTTTTCTCGCCTTTTAAAAATAATCCGGACAAGTTCTTATACCTCCTTCTTCTTAAATGTATCTACAAGTTTCTTTGCTGTGCTCTGCGTTGCTTCTTTAACACCTGCCCTTGCAAATGCTGTTCGGATAATATCTTGTGATACTCCTAACACCTGTGGATTTTCTGCATATTCATCCACAGTATAAGTAACTTCTGGCACTGTTTTTGTTTCGTCTTTCTTTTCTGCCATTGTTTCCTCCTAACTTATCGTAATTGTTTTTAATTCATCGACTGTTTCAACATCTCGTAGCTTTCCGTACTGACCTCTTACCGTTACCTGTCCATCTTTTAATGGATCAAGTTTCGTGCTGTATGCCAGCTGATTTACAAAAAACGGCGATCCATCATTCATAACGAACCGCTCTCTTTCCTGTAAATCTTGCAGCAAGTTCATAACAAACTGATCAGCATTTACATCCGATCCGGAGATCACATGTACCTTAATGTTGTTTGTAAACCATGTACAAGCATATGTCGATGGGAACGTTCCTGGCTGCATAGAATCAAGTCTAATATAAACAACCACTTCTTCATCATCCGGCTTCCAGATTTCGTCAAGTTCCGTGTTATTGATCACTGTCACGTTCCAGTTCTCATCAATGTGCTTTGCCAAAGAACCGACTGCATCCAGCGGAAGGTATGAATGTTTTGGAAAAGCATATGCATCGAATGTCAACACTGATCCACATACTTCTACATCCATTTGCCCTTCGATTGCTTCCTGAAATGATTCTGACTTTCTCCAGACAAGAGAAATCGTTGTATCTTCATCGGTCAAGAAAACTCCTTCAAACGCTTTTTTCAGGATCTTCTTCGCTTCAAGCAAGTTCTTATATCCTTGATTATTAAACAGATACGCTATTGCAATCTCCATCGTTCCAGAAACCTTACGCTCTGAATCATCTTTCAAATTCAGCCCATAGATGATACGCCCATACTGCGAACCATCCCACCTTGAATCAGAATCATCAGGTGCCTGATCCAAAAATATTGCTGGTCCATTTTTGAACGTAGCCAATCCGTTAATATTCAGGCTTTTTAAGTACTTGAAAATTATTTCTTTCATAGAGTTACCTCAAAATCTGAACCGAAGATCTTTACAATCTCCGGCTCTGCTTTCTTCTTAATTGGATCAATAAATGGTCGTTTTGCCATCTTTTTTGTGCCACCTTCCAGCCATTCAGCGTATTTTGAATTACTTTTTATCCGGCTTGTAACTTGATCTCCTTCAATCAGAGTTTGATCATCCCAGTCCTGACGTAACTTTCCAGACTGTGGTGCTGGTGTTTCTCCCGGTGCGGATGATCTATTCGGAAGCCGTTTGTATTTCTTTCCAGAACCGCCTTTTGACAATACTTCGATCTCAATATTTCTAAGGGTGTTTGTTGCCATTGCACCCTTTCGCATCATCTCTCTTTTGATGCTTTCATCAAGATTCTTTGCACATGCTTGAAATTCAGCTTCTACGCCCATCTGTATCACTTCTTTCTAATACATAATAGATGGAAAATTGCCCTGTTCCAGCTGGATCTTTTGTACCCTTCACGATAAACTTACGATCATGGCACGGATCATCGCCAAGCAGTAACACATCGTTCTTACTTAGCTTAACCACTGGATGGTAAGACACAATCGTATGACTGATCGGAGTCTGGTTTTGTTTCCAGATTTCCATTGTCTTCATATCTGCTTCGGCTAGTATACCGTCTATGATCGCATCAGGGGCTTCTTTTTCATTACCCTTTACAACCATGCCATCGTCCATGACTTCTGTATCTTGCCAGTAAACACGGAAAGACTGCATATATTGATATGGTCTACCGATTGATGTCATTTTCAAAAGCGTCCACCTCCAGGATGATTCATCATACCAACGTAAAAATACTCTCGTTTTTCATTCTCATACGGCTTGATTCCAACACTGGAAGATGCAATTTCTTTTTTCAGATCATCATAAAGCTGTTTCCAGAAATTCATTCGATTACCAAAATTAAAAGAGACAGGACCAACACTGTTGTCTACGTCCTGTCCGTATTTGAACATCATATGTTCTAGCAATTTCAGTTTTGCCATCTTAAAATTGTCTGGATACTGCTCTAATACAGCTGTGATCTCTTCATCGGAAAGTGCAGCTGACATTTCATCCTTTGATACATCAGTATCCGCCAATTCGAACCGCATCTTCATAACATCATTTGTATTGATCTCATCTGGAAAATAGTTATACGTCATTCTCCTCGCCACCTTCCGGCTGTTCTGCTGGTTCTTCGGTTTCTTCTACTGCTTCTGATTCCTGATTAATATCAGTATCAACGGAAAGATCAGCAAGTCTTGTTTCAACTGCTGCCTTAATTCCTTTTCTGGAATCAATCTCATGTAACAGCTGTAAGATCGGTGTATCTTCCTCTGTCATGGTCGCAATCTCAATTTTTGCCTCTTCCATTGTTTTCTGAATTGTGGCAAAGAACTGTAATAACTGCTGTGCGTTCACTGCAAGCTCGTGCTTAGATTGTAATAAAGGAATTGATAAAGTGTTAGGGTTAACATTCAAATCCTCTGCATACGCTCCATTTACGCTCGCTACTTCTGCAATGTGTCCAGACTTCTTTAAAAAGAGAGAGCGTCGTTCATCTACGACACCCTCTGGAATAGTCTCTCCGATCTTATACTGCTTTCCACCAAAGTTTACTGGTTTTAATGCAACATAATTCATATAAAGCAGCTCCTACTTGGATACACATCCTGTTAAGAAAGTTGCAAGGTCATCGGAAGTTTTCTTCATATCCGTTGCCATAAGCCCTTCGATGAACTCTGAATGTGTTCCTCCTGGTCCATCATACTGTGATGTAGCCATCCATTGACCGTTTCCTAGCATATCCCATGTATAAATATATCCGGCAGATGGTTCTTCAAGATCTACTTCTTTCGGTGCATAAGTTAATAATGCACTGTTATCGTCGAAGACAAATTTCATATCGGCTTTCTGACCAATCTCTGCTGCATTATATGTTGCATACAGAACTTTTACTTCTTCCAGACCAAGTATCGCTGCAATTACCTGTTCGTTAACAAGTGCTGGATTCGGTGTTGACCCTGAACCTGTAACTCTTTCTAAGAACTGCGGATGATTTTTGATTGCCTTATACGATCTGTATCCTAAGCATAATTTGTTAGGCATTCTACGTCCGTTTAAAAGGATTTCTTTCTTCATCTCATCAAACTGACCTACGATGTCCGCGTTTGCATCATCAAAATGCACAAACTGTTTAGATGTTGAAGCTGTTGCTTCTCCTGTCTTAACATTTGCCCATGCGTCAGCATTGAAAAACTTGTTTGCAAAGACCATATCAAGGTGCAGATTCATCTGTTCTGAAACCTGTTTTACCTTTGCACGTCTCGGATCAATCGTTGCTGGTGCTCCAGTTCTCTGGTAATCCAGAGCTGTGATGTTATCTACTCCGACGATGATCTGATCTACCTCACATTTGTAAGTATCATCTGAATGAGAGAATACAGCCGGATCTACTGATCCGAACTTAGGCTTTCTCTTTACCTGGTCTTTCGCGATCTCTTCTTTGTTGAAGATATAGTAGCTTCCAGTGCTTGCATGTACTGGAAGAATTGGAAAGATGCTTGGAGCAACATTCATTCCAGGTGCCTGAAAATAGCTCATTGCCATATTGGTTAAATAATAGTTTGGTCTCCAGCCTTTCGCAATATCAACTGCGATTGCTGCTGCGTTGTTATGTCCTGTGTTCATTTATTTCATTCCTCCTTTATTTACGCTTCATATCCAGCATGGATGATCGCAACGTTTACGATGTCTCCTTTTGCTGTCGCTGGTGTCAGTGCCATAGCTAAGATGTACTGCCCTGTTGTTGCCTTCTGGCATAATCCCTCTGCATCAACAGCAAGGAAATCTCCAGCCTCAATCTTTGCACCAGCTGCCCACATGCCCTGATTTCTGATCTGAACAGTAATATCATCGCCTTTGGCTACTGTTTCATCTCCAAGAAGCACAATTCCTGTTGCTTTCTTTCCAGCTTCAGGAAGTTTCACTCCATCTTTTGTTAATAAGACTGCTGCAGCTGTTTTAAGTACTTCCCCAGCTGTAGCAACGATCACTGGGCTATCATTGATCGGATTGTATTCATATGTTCTGTTTGCCATCTTCTCTGTACCTCCTTTCCTATTTGTCAAACATTGCTCTTAATTCAGGATCATTCTGCATGACGATATCCTGTGCCTGTGCATCAGTAAGGTTTGGCATAGACTTTTTGATCTCTGCTACCTTTGCGTTCATCTTTGCAACACCTTCTGTATCGTCATTTCCTGTGTGAGCTCCACCAGATTTACCGATTTCCTCAAACAGACCTGATTTCTGAATTACCGCAAGGTTGTTATCCATGGATGCAATGAAGTTGTTATACGCTTCATCGGATGTTGCTTTCATGGATTTCAGAACTGGCACTAATTCCTCTGCTTTTGTTCCTAAGAGTTCATACTTCTTAGCAACTTCTTCTAAGGACTTCTGTTCTGCTTCCTCTGCTCTCTTCTGGATTGGTTCCATGATCTTCTTCATCATAGAAGTGAAGTCCTTTGTAACACCTTCCATTGCTTTATTCACTGCTTCCTGAACCTGTCCATCAATATCAGCTCTTTTTGCAGTATCCTCTTTTTTTGCATTTGCATCATCCTGTAATGCTTTTAATGCTTCTTTCTTTTCTTCCTCTGTCATATTTGAAATATCAAATGCCATTTCATTCTCCTTTTCTTCTTTTTCTTTGTTAATAGTTTCAGGATCGCAAGATTTCTCAATTACCTCTTGCATTTTTGCGATCTCAAAATCATCCGCAACAACAGTATCTTCTTTGTCTGTTGCTGCACGTTCTAATTTGATCCAAGACTTGGATGCATCATCCGAAAATGCCTTAAACTGATCAATGCTCTGTGCGATTGCTGCCTGTTTATCCTCACACTCTTTATCGAGTAGAATTGATACAATCGACTGCTCCAGAGAGTTGCAGGCATTCCAGATCTGATCCCTCACGTCGTAGATCTTCTTTTCATTCATTACATCATCAAATGATGTTGCTTCATCTTCCATGGACTTTCTGACATCTTCTGAATTTACTCCTAAGCTGTCACAAAACGCATTAAAGAATCGCTTGAAAAAGTTTCCCTTCGGTTCTTCTGCACCTCCTCTCTTTTTAATCAGGATATTTGCTTTCTGATCTGCTCCGATGTCTACTGCATCGATCTTTTTTACTTCCAGATCTTCCAGCTTTGTCTTTCCTTTTGTTTTCATGTTTCCTCCTTTCTAACGACACTTTTTCGAGTTTCAAAAACGCAAAGTGCATTTTCAAACACAAAAAATAGACCAATTTGCATTTTTTACAAAATGGTCTATTTTCATTTCAGATTTCACTTAATTTTAGAATAAATTTCAGTTTCTCATTTCAGATTTCACTTCTTCAATGATATTCTGAATCTTTCTTTTATAGTTCTTGTTCCCTGTCAGTCTTATGTGACTTTCCAAGGTTCTTAGATTTCTGGATGTTGGAACTCTTCTACGTTCCACGTTCTTCTTGATTGCGATCGCAACTCTTTTATTCCTACAGTGCGTATGGTGCAATTCAAAGCAATCAGGATTGTACACGATCCATTCATCCTGTCGGTGTGATTTCTTAATCTTAAGAATGCGATCATCTCCTAGTTAATTCCTTGCCACGCCTGTTGCAGCAAAAATCCTAACAGTTCCCAGATCTTGTTTTTGATACTTCCCATGCAAATATCTTTGCCGATCTTTTCATCGTAATTCTTTGGATCAACACACGAAGATGATTCCACGATATCAAAACCATTTCGAAGCACACAACGAACAACTGTTGTTGTCTCTCCCATCGTGATTGTCTCCGTAGATGCAATAAAATCATCGACCATTTCTGGCCCGATACTTACTCCAGATGGAAGATTTTTATTATCATCCACTTTCATATATGCTTTTTCAAAAACATCTTTCGGAGACCATGATTCGTACCCATCCGGGTATACAACCTTGTATCCTGTGATCTCCTTTGTGACTGGATTTCTTTCTGGTTCTGCCTGAATCAATTTTGCACCGATATATTTGTCCATCATTCTTCCTCCTCGACTTCAATACGTTTCGCTTTGCCCTCAATACTGAACATCGTATAAGTTCCGTCTTTGATCTTTGCCCATACTTCATCGTCTGTGATATGGAATCCAACCCACCAGCCCTCTGGCAACGTACCTTCCTCTATACCGAGAGTTTTCATCTTTTCCTTAGTGAATATAATACTCTCGATTAAAACGCCTGCACCGCCTCGCTCGTGCATCTCTCCGGCTTCACGATAGAACTCTACATAGGTATATGCTGTCTGTTCTAGTTCTTCCGGATCAATTAAATCGTTCTGGCGGTCAATCAGCTGATTTCCATTCTCATCGACTGCAATCTTAGCCCATCCAAAGACGTACTGCTTTTCTTCGTCCTTCTTAGTAATATCTACTCGATTCAAGGACTTTCGTATACTGTCCTGTGTCTGTGCTGGGGATCGTATATAATCGTTAAAATATCTCATGCTTCCTCCTTCTTATACAGCCGATCAAAGTCATTCTTACGAACTACATTTAATCGACCGACTGAATCTTTTACAACATAGTCTCCTATTCTTGCAACAAGTCTGCTGCCTTTATATCTTCGTGCATTAAAATAGACCGTGCATCCTATAACGGCTGTTGCTCCGTCTTTCTGTACACGATCTATCATAATTTCTTCGGTATTCATTTTCTTTGTGAACCAGTCAGGGGCGATAATATCAATATCAGGTGTGATCTGCACTGCCTGAACTGTCTGCTCTATTGCTTTGTGCTTCATCATTCTTCTTTCTTTGCATATCGTCCAGTTCCATTTGCATAATGGATTCCGTCACAGATTTTCATAGTTACTTCTAACATCCCTAAAGGTTCAAACTGCCTACGAATATTTCTCGGAATTGTCTTATCCTTTAACCATTCATGCATGTCGTCCAGTAATTCAAACCATTCTTGTTCGTGTTCTGATACATCCATATCTTGTTTCATTAGCTGATCGAATCTTTCTTTTAATTCAAGATGTTTTTCCATTTTCTAAAGCCTCCATCCAGTGCGATACCTTCTGATAATCTTCAATATTTCCTGATAACATCATTTTATCATAGATCATATTATTCAGCCAGTCATACCTATCTGGTAACGGAACAGAAATAAGCTTCATTGCAAAATCATAATCATTTTTAAATAACCCAGCAACTTTATTTATATTTCTTAAAGCTTCTGTCATATGATCGTACTGTGATTCAAGAATTTGTATATTCTCTTTCTTGCTAATCTCCTGTGCTGCAAACTGTACCGAACCCTCTTCCATGTTCTCATACTGTTTATACATTTTATGATCATATTTTGTAACTGATCTAGCGTGTAACTGTTCATGTAACAAAATATGTGGGGCTGTTTCATGTCTGGTTATAATATCTCCGTTCCACTGGATACCATAAACACCAGAATCATCATCAACTACGACCTTTCCACTCCATGAGCTTTCAAGATCAAGATGTTTGTCTGCAATCTCTGACATTTTATTAGCATGAGTCTCTATTTCCTCTGTGCTGTACTCTCGCAGTTCATCTTCTTCTGTTTCATACGCTGCGGTCATAGATTTTGAATTGACATACATCACACAGCATTTACACCTCGGATGCAGTGTAGGGAGTAACTTCCCTGGGGCAAATTCTTCGTCCATTCCAACCACTTTTCCGTTCAGTTCTCTACATGTGCTGCATGTATTCTCACTGTCCGTTGCGGACCATTTTTTGTCCTGTGGTGGCAATATACCCTGATCAACAAGATTCTTTGTATGCTGGTATCTGCCATACTCATAGGCAAATGCTCTTTCGGTCTGTGCGATCGTCTTTGCTCTTTCTCTGAGCTGACGTTCTGCATACTTCATCTGCTTGTCTCTTGCCATCTGTTCAATCTTTTCTGGCTTTGTTCTTGGGTGTTTCTTCTCCAACTCTGCCTTGATCGTCTCATAATACTTCATAGCTGCCTGAGTCTGTGGCTTTGTTAAACCAATACAGGGACGGATAAACCTTGCAAGCTCATCTGTTCCCATATGTTTTCTTATTCCGATATCGATCATTGACTGAATTGCATCTTTCTGTACTCTTGTACAATTCGTTACAAGCTCAGCTGTGTGATTTTCCAACCAATCAGATACCGCCCAATGATCTGCATCAAATTTATATCCAATGTCTATTCCTTTGTGCTGGTTTTGATTTTTAGCACCAGCTTTCATTGCTTTAACCATCTCTGGTGCAATCTTATCATGAACCAATTTTGAATAATCCTGTTGCCATTCTTCTACAGATTTCTTGGAGATTACACCAGCCTGAATAGCTTCTCTGATCTCTTTAAATGTAAAAACCGTCTGCTGATCCTTCCAATACCTGACCAGCAAGCGTGTTAATTCTGGACTGCTGCTATTAAGAAACCTCTCTAATGCTTCTTTCACATCATTTGGCTTCATCGATCCACGCTTCTTAACCTTTCGGAATAGGAACATATAATCAGCTCCTTCCTAAACGTTTTTTGGCTTCTTGTACCTTCCAATCATCTTCGGCAACGTCTTGATTGTCCTCTGGATGTACATTATTTCCCTGTGATCCAAGATCGTTTGTCTGCTGATCTTCTCTGTCCGGATCAATGAATCTTTCATCGTTAGCTACCTTTGATGGCAAATTACCAGCCTCTCGAACATATGTTTCCAGTTCATCGTCAGGGATCAATACACCAGTGCCGACCATTGCCTGAATGTACTGTGCTAATTTGTTCATGTCGATCTTTTCAATATCTCCGTGAACCATCTTCGGGTAGTCTGTGATCCCCTTGAAATGTTCTCCGTTTAGATCAATCAATCTTGGGATCGCTTGGTTATTAAACGCTTCACAGATAATGTCAAGGTATGATCCAATCGCTACAGCAAATAACTCTGTCTTATCATCGGACAATGCAAATGACCCAGTGTGTTCATGCCCCAACAGAATAAAATCCGCAAGCGTTGTCATTGCTATGCGGCTATCATAACGATTTATGATCTCGTTCGTATCAATCTGTCTGCTTCCACCTGTGGAAACAAGCTCGAACTTAAATCCCGGTGGTAACACGATTCCAGCACTTTTGTCTTGTCGGACATTCTTTACCAAACTATAAGCCCAGGTTAACATTCTTGAGCCTTCGGGATCATCTGGATTATACAAGTCAACACCTTCTGGTGGCGTGACCATCGGTATACCAGCGAGATCTCTTTCAATCCCGATCCCTTCAAATTCCTGAATCCCTTTTTTAAAGTACCAGGAACGATAAGCATTTCTCAGGATACTCCTTCCTTCTGGATTTCCTTTTCTGGATCGGGTTCTGAAATGGATTGCCTTTTCCAGCGGAATCGTATAAAGTCCAAAATTTGGCGGCGGCATCTGCGTCATGCCAATTAGGTTGTCTTCATCGTCATACTCCCATTGATACAACGAATCCTGTGATCGGATAGGAAGCTTTCTCCATCCAATCAAACCATCGTCATATTTGCTGTTCGTCTTAGGGTTTCCTGTTCGCCCTGATCTCCTCTTATATACGATCTCATGATACGACCAGCCGTATGTAAGGAATGATAGGATTTCAGAGACTGTATCAGTCCATGTGGTCTGCATATCATTCATGCAAGACTCAACAAACTCTGCTGCCTCTATGTCCTTTTGATCGTCTCCCTGTGGCTCTACGGAAAACTGTGCCTGTCTAAGCAATGTATCTAACGCAAATATGATTGCTCCAATCACATCGTCGTTAGATTCCATTTCTGTATATACCTTTACTCCTCGTTGTCCTCTCAGCTCTGGGAGAAATTCTTCGTAAAAGCTACCGCCCCACCGATTTTGACCGATGCGACCTATTTCATCATACAATGCTATTTCACCTCCAGTAACTATCTTTTGTTCCAACATCACTTCCTGGAACACTGATTGGTTTAATTTTGTTTCTGTAGCAAGATAAAACAACAGCATCTGCCCGGTCCGGAGACTCTCCGATGCGTTCTTTCATTGCTTTTTTTGATTCTAGTCGTATCTTCCCTGATGAACTAAGATCATATTTTCTCGCACTTAATTGTGCGATAAGCTCTGTATCATTTGGTAATACTGCTTCTTTTTCTTCTAACATATCTCTTAATATGGACCATGCATAAGATGTGATATCATGATATTTTTCTGCTGCTTTCTTGTCTGGAACGGCAGCAGAAAAATTAACCGGAACGATAACTACACCAGATAGCTTTCCTTCCGATTTTAATTCATTCAAACGATCTGTTACTCCTCCACCAAGACCAGTATCATCTATGATCACATATATTGTTTTTTTATATTTAAACTTTTCCTTGATATTCCTACACTCTACAACAACATCTCCTACAGTTTTCATTAGATCTTGACCATGCCTAATCTTTTCTAGTGTGATCTTGTTATTCATATTTCTTGCGATCACTGTGTCATCATCACCAAAACGGGCCACATCGACTCCCAAAGTGCAAATATCAGCTGGTGGTATCTCTTCCAGGATGATAGATGCTTCCAACATTTCCAAAGGCATATAAACATCATCATCCTGTTTAGGAAACAATCCTTTTACTCTGACTCTGACAACATTACTTTCTTCTCCATATTTCCTGATCAGAGAATCAATGTTGTCCTTATTAGTTCTTTTAGACTCTGCGGAGTTTACAGTGATGCAATAATATAATTTACGATCCGATGTATGGCTGTCGTAAAATGTACCGCTTGCTTTTGTCGGGTTTCCACAAAGTAGCAATTTATTATTTGATCCTGTCAGAGTACCTAAGATTGCTTCCATGATCGGATCTGCAACACCAGAAGCTTCATCAACGATAAATAGCATATTATCCTCATGGAATCCTTGCATATTTTCTGGAGTGGTTGCTGTTCTTGCTACTGCATACCAACGTTCTTTGCTGCCAATCATAGATATTTTTGTTTTGGTCCACTGTAGTATCTCCTTCAATAACGGAGATTTACTTTGCCACTTTGAAACCTCTGCCCATAGAACATCGTTCAACTGGTGCAGTGTTGGGGCTGTTGCAACAACTCTTGCATTCTCAAAACAGCTTAAAAACCATAACAATGTTGCGGCTTCAAATCCTGTTTTTCCAACACCCTGTCCGGATTTTATCGTTACTTTTGAATTATCTCTTAAAGCAAATGCTGCTTCTTTTTGCCATTCATCTGGATAAAAAAAAAGAACTTCTTCAAAAAATTGAACTGGATTCTGCTGCCATAAAGGAATACTCTCTACAAGGAAATCATGTAATACTCTATCATCCATCTGATTCCCTCGCTTTTTTTACAGCATCCATCCAAGATTGAACTGCATCTTCTCCTGTATCAGTTCCACTGTGTCTGATTTGTTCTGTCTTAGCTCTGATCTGCTCAATCTTAGCTTTCTGTTCAACTGTAGCAATATCCATATGATCTGCAAGCCATTGTAAAGCTTTCATCTTATCAACCAGCTTAATACTCGCTCCGTCTTTTCCTTGCTTCACTTCCGTAATCAACGTTCCATCAACATCTTCAGATTGTTTGAATTTCACAGTATTGACTTCTTTTTCGAGAACTTCTTTTTCTCCAGTTTCTTTGTTTTCTACCATTACTGGACCAAAAGCACCCATAACTTGAATATTTTCTCGCCCAAACGATACATAATCTGTCACATCTGCAAACGCAATATCCATGTACTTTTGAAAGATATCTTCCTGCTTTAACAGTTCCCTGTTCATATGATTCTGCTTTAGCTGTTCAATCTCTTTTCTGATCACTGGATTCTTCATAAGCCTGCTTCCTAATACGGCAGCAGATGCATAAGTACATCCTGGATAAGCTTTCATGTAAGCTTTCGTATAATTAAACATTCTGGATTGGTACAAACAAAAAAGCTGCTGCTGATCGGTAAGTTCATCGTTAATTACAACTTGACTTACATCCTCTGCAACGGCTTCTTTTTTGTGTGCACCCTTTTTATTTTGTGTGCACCCCTTTTGGATGCATCCTGTCTTTTTGTTCCTCGACCATGCGTATCGTTTCTTCCACGATTTCACAGTATTTATCGAAACTTCATACTTGGCAGCAATGTCTTTATACTTCATTCCGGCCACATAATCGGATTCTGCCAATATGTAGTTTTTTTCTTCATTCAAACATTACCACCTTCTTTCTTATTTCTTAAATGGACCTCCAGGGACTCGAACCCCGGACCGATCGGTTATGAGCCGACTGCTCTGACCTACTGAGCTAGAGGTCCTTAGTTAAAACATTGTTTTAATTCTTTCATCTGATCATCTATACATGCTTCAATTGTTGTAAATCCTTTTCTATGTTCAAATCCTTTTCTTCTCAATTCTGCTCTTACTGTCATTAATTCTTCTTTTACTCCTTCCAGTGCTAAAATAGCTCAAATCTTCATATCCTCATTCATGTTCTTCTCCTTTCTTGATCGTCTAATTTTTTAGATAATAGGCATAAAAAGACTCGGGGTCCGAAGATCACCCGAGTTCATTCATTAAGTAAAAAGAAGAGGACTAATTATGAAGTATCGCTTCATCTAATCGCTCTAGCCTATATATTAGCCTATTTTTTGCGAACGTTACCGAACATTTTCTAATTTTCTTGAAAAAATCTTGTATTTCTCATTCTACAACTGTCTTCTGTATAAGCTACTCGCCTTTTAGGGTGTAACTGATTCATCTTATGTGCTACCTGCAGCCACGTCATGCCATCAATGTAATAAAATCTAAACATCATTCTTAGTTCGCTCTTCTCAATGCTATTTATATATTCTTCCGCTTGATTCATGAGTTCCAGAAGTTCATTTTCTTTTTCGATCAACATAGCTTTTCGTTTATTAAGCAGCAGCCTCTTTCTGCTAAGTTCTGGTACTGGCATACCTTCCACCACAAAATGCTGTATTCCACCCATGCCACCGCTTACTGTGTCTTTTACCGTTCCTTCTTCTGCAATTCTGAAGATCTGCTTTTCAGTCTCTGTGATTCTTCTCCTTAAATCTTTAATTTCTTCTTTCATGTCACAATATTGGATCAGTACGTTCTTGTCCACGTTCTCCCCTCCTGTTACGATTTATTATCTGCTGCCTTATCCGATCCGCCATCTCCTGATACTCTTGCTTGTATTGCGCCCGATCGGCACAAATGCCCATGCAGATTATCTCTGCACAGGCCTTGCATGGATCTACCATATCTTTCTTCCACCTTTTTGCTTCATCAGGTTTCTTTTGTAAAACTTCCCTTTGGTTGTCGAATAATATTTGTCTTTATCTTCTTTTTTCTTTTGTCTTATTGCCTGCATACTTAACTTCCATGCAGTAAATTCAGTACACTTTCTTCGGCATTCAACTCGTTTTTCTCTTTCTCCGCCATGATTACACTTGAAACATGGACAATCTTGATATCCCATTTATGTATCACTCCTTAATTACTCCTGTCAGCTTATCGGTAATTGATGGTCCAAACAGCTTGTTATACAATTTATCAATCTCTGTATCATCTAAAGTTTCAAGAAGTTCACCAGCACTATCACTACATTCTTGATAAATTCTACATTCTTCTTGATTGCATTTATGCCTGCTGCAATGCTTATTTAATCTCCATATCTTCTGCTCCCTTGTCATAACTCATCCCTCTCTTTCGCTGCGGCACAGAGTGACATCACTGCCACTCCTGCTACTGCTCCAATAAATAATCCGCTTAAAAATCCAACGATCATAAATTAACCCTCCATCGTATTCTCAAACCTGTATTTTTGCCTTGCATCTGGATATTTTTCATGATCCACTTCACTCATAAACATCTGTAATGGTCTTGCATAGATTCTTTGCACTGATGAATAAGTGCAAGTTCAAGTTTGATGCGTTTTTCTAGCTCTTCGTCTGGCATAATAAACTCCTTTATTTAACCCTACTAGTCATTCCACATATTTAATAAGCCGTCAATGTCTCTTTCTAATTCGCAATAATCATCTTCGATTTTGCTTCTTAAAATTTCATATAAAGCATTTATGCTTGTTAAACACAACATATTTTCTTGATATATTACATAATTTGGTGTTATTCCATCATCTTTGTACAGACAATCAAATGCGATAACGTATATTTCATCTATCTCATTTATATCTATACATTCTTTCGATTCCTCTTTGCCTCTATATACTTTTCTAAAAATCTTTTCATAAAATCTTACTAAAATTGCTGCTACCTCTTCGTCGTTTATACAATTATCGCTGATTCTTTCTGGATGGCTCATAATTGTATAAATAGCTGCCTTTTTGCATACGTCCTTGAATTGTGTCTTTGTAATCATATTCTCTTCTCCTTCCAGCTGATACATCTTGTATTGTTCTATTAATTGATGTATTAATTGATATATTAGTTGTTCCTTAACTTTCTTTAACAAAAATGAAATTCCAACTGCTCCGGCTCTGGTTCCCACTTATCTTCCCATCTCACTCCGATGTAATCTAAGACGCGTCCCCATCCGAATCTTTCTCCTGTTTCTTGATCTACACAACATCGATACATCCAGAACTCCCATTCTTTTTCATTACGATCTCTCAACATATCAAATCGATGTGGTCTTTTCTCGAGATGCACTCCGAATCCACACATCGAGCATCCTGTTCTTTGTGCTTTTGTCGTATACAGTGTTCCATCTGCTTTCCTTGCGATTTCTCCATAGATTTCTGGCACTGGCACATCAAGATCTAATGCAAGCTGTAGCAGATCTTGTCGTAAAAACGGTGCAAATGGCGCTGATCGGATTACCGATTTCCCAAAGTAATTACATCCATGCTCTACTAATGCTTCTTCTCTCTGTCCACCTTCACTTGCCATAAGTCCCAAGAATGGCGCACTATTGTTTTCTTTTGCATAAACCTCACATGGTTTTTCTTTCATGTATAGGCAGCACTTATTACTTACCTTGAATGGTGCAATCTGATAATTCACACCTTCATTCTCGTTTTCGTATCCTGCGAACAACTGCAGCCACTTCCTCGGTAGCTTCATCCGGCTATTCTTTGCAAAATGTCCTTGTGCTCCACATTCTCCAGTTATGATCGCATGTCTGACTGTCTTATTGCGATCTGTTGGATTCTGTAATGTGTCAATTCGTCCTGCGATCTTCTTGCTGATCACTGGAAATCCAAACTCCTGTAAGATTTCCGTCTTTGGTTTTCCTGGTCGCAATGATATTACTCCAAGCTGCTTATGTACTTTGATAATGCTTTTATCTTCCAGGGATGATACTGACACTGCAGGTACATTGATCCCCCTACTTCTTAAAAACATCAAAAGCACAATGCTATCCAAACCGCCTACACTTACATGTGCATTCATTCCTCTGCGATCAAGTTCTTGTATAAACTCTCTTGCTCTTAATTCTGCTCTTCTTACTTTCACTTCGTATGGCAGATTTTGCTGTGTCGTAAAGATGGCTTTTTGTCGTTTCTTTTGTTCTTTCCAGTCATCGCTCATCTGCTTTTTTCTCCTTCTCGCAATAAATGCAGCTCTTATCACACTTGATCCGAACCTTTAACTTCTGCTGCTTGTCCGGACACAACTTCATCTCATTGATTCTCTTGCCTGTGATCTCACAGATGTATCCTTTAAAATCTTTCTTATTTACCATACTGCCACCGCCTCATGTAAATGCTCTCTTAATACGTCTGCTGCTTCGTGCTGATTTTCATGCTCCAATAACTTAATCACATTCGGTAACACTCTTCGCCCTTTATCAATCACTTCCTGGTTTGATGCAATCATTTCTGCATTCATGTCGATGTTATAACGTTTCTTTAAATCAATTGCCATGTCTTCAAATGTTACAAAATGTTCTGCGTACTGATCCAGAGATACCAGGCACATGGATTTATGATCATATGCTTCTTTGAATCTTCGAAGCCTCTTTTCTCCAAAGCCTTCGCTATCTGCCAGTGCTGATAATGCTGTTGTCATGATGTTTCCATAGAGTGTTGTTGCTAGGATTTCAAAAGCTTTATCTAATCTGTCGTTGTCGATCAGAAGTCCAACTCTCAATGCTCCTCGCATCTGAAGCTCTTTTCTTAATCCATCAATTCCCTTTTTTTCTGCAATACCTAACGCATACGCCATTCCTGCCATTCTTGCTTCCTGCTCTTTATCTAATTTTCCCATCGTTATTTCCTCTTACTCGTATGATCACAGACAACTTAATTCTTTACCTGAAACAATGAATTATCCCAATCACTGTCCTATTACTTTTTGCCTGATTGTATAATTCATTGCGATTCCTTGTTTGTGGTTTGCAAAATGATAATTGTAATACTGAATCTAGATCATGAAAATAAACAGAAACTTGAAAAAATATGTTTACATCGTATGATTTGTTAATAGTTACTTGAGAAATCTTAATCAGGTAAAGAATTAAGTTGTCTGTAATGGTACTCCTTTCTACTTTACATTACTGCCAATAACTTATTAATAAAGTACTGCTGCCCTTTACCAGTAACCATCGTTGTTCTTGTTATTCTTATGCTCTCGTCTGGATTTGTGATCGTTCTTTCCTTGATTTCAAACAACCCTGCTTCCATGGATTTCTGCGTTGGCATATTTTTGCTTGATCCACCTTTGATCAGGTATCCATTATTTCTCAGGTATGCGAACAATCTATTCTGACCTGTGTGCACTCCGTTTTGCCGAAGAATCTTAGCTAACTCTCCAATCAAGATAGATGTATCGCTCGTGGACACAGCATCGGCAAACGCTTCCTTTGGTTTCATTCTCTTGTTATCTTCTAACAATGCAGCATTATTACTCTGTAGATCATTTATTGTCTTTTGAGCTTCTAATACTGCTAACGCTAGCAATTCCTTTCCTTGTGGGATATGATCTGCAATGATTTGCTCCATCGTGTGAAATCTATCAATATACTTTGCTGTAAACTCGGTTCCTTTAATTCCTGTGAGTTTATGAGCGATAAATTCGCATCCTTTCTTTGTGATCTGGTAACATGGTCGAGTTCGATTGTTATTATCTACATATGTTGATTCATTGAAAAATTCGTCGTGTCCAAGATTGGACTGTGCTAATTGATCAATGTATTCTCTTATGTCTCTCATCAGTTTGTTATGTGCTTTACCTACCATCTCAGCAACTTCAACACTACTGATTGTCTGTTCAATCCTATCCATACACTATGTCATCTCCTAACTGTTTCTTTAACAACTGCTTCTCCAGATTCTCGTAATCACAATCTTTGACTTCTCGCTGTGTAAAATTGTGTATAGTTTCTTCTTTCTTTGGTTTCGGTGTTGATTTCTTCCGTTTCTTTGATGTAGGGAAGAAACTCTTATATCCTCCACCAAATGCTTTTCTTACAATGCCCAACTTATCAGAATCATTCTCAGCCAGAGAATCTAGTTCTTCTTTCAAGGCATTGATCTGTTCTGCAGATAATGTTGGGCCAGTATGATTCCTCATATCAAGATAAAGACAGAACTCTCTGTTCAGATCTGGATTGCTATAATAATATTTACTTTCCTTTACTTTACTTTCCTTTAGGGATTCTTCTCGGGAATTATCATTATTTTTCTTGGAATTATCCGTATTATTCTCAGAATTATCTTCAAAATTGGTAACTTTAATAAAAGGTTCTGTTTCTTCTTCATTTAAAAGCCAGAACCTGTCGACTTTTATTGGATTCTTCTTAGCTCTTGTTTTTACTGCTAACTGGAATCTCTTCTGTATTCCGGCAGAAGTCAGGACAGCGTCCGACTGGAAAAGCTGTTTATCAAACATCGACCGTTCCAATAAGAATGTCAAGACTTGCTTCACCTTATCACTATTCATGTTCAGATCATCTGACACGATATAGTAAAAATCATCATCTACAATGATGTAATATCCATTTCTATATATTTCACAAAGAAGATAAATGAAAATTGTGATCCCGTCTGCTCCATATCTGGATTTCAAGATCTTTATCTTCCTATCCGAAAAGAAATCGCAATCCAAAGAAAAATAATCGATGCCTTGTTTTTTCTGTCTGGCCAAAACGATTCTCCTTTTCTTATTTGATTTCTTCTATCTCTACTTCAACTCGTGGGTCCTCTGCATAATGCTTTTCCATATGCAGCGTTACAACCTGCGTATCATCCCTGTATGCTAGTTTATTCAAAGCATCAAGAATACTTTTTGCAATGTTATCAATGTCTGGTTTCTTCGTTGGAAACATAAGGTCTTCCAACATCTGTTGTTTCTTTTTCTTGCTTGTACTCTTAACGATCGGATAATAAGCTATGATCGTTACTTTTAAAGGCTGTCCGTCATTAAAAATGATATTGTTTGATTCCTGCCTGTAACAGCACTTGATCAAATTCTCGTATAGCATAGTACCTTCTGGCGTATATGAGAATTTTCCACCTTTTTTACTACGGACAGTTCTTGCCCTGGCTTTTCCTTTCGGTGCACCAGGGACTGTAAATCTAACTGTCTCCATAACTGTTACCCGATGATCGTGATCACTTTTAACAGTTCTTCCGGTAAATTCTCTGTTAAATATTTCTTGATAGCATCTACAGCTTCATACTTCCAGAGACCACCATCAGCTTCTACCAATTTAAACATTGGCTGCCCATCAGAACCTTCTCTGATTCGGAAGATAAACTTGCTTTCTGGCTGTTCTACTTCCAGGAAGGTACGATATGGGCGAAGTGTTACTGGATTTGGTACGATCACATCTTCTTTTCCTGCAATACCTTTTGTGATCGTAGCTTTCTGGCTGACTCCATCATCTCCATAGTTGGCCACTGTTTTATTTTCTACGTTTCCAGCAACTGAAAGAATCAGTTCTGTTTCATCACTCTGTTTAAAGGCAGTCTGCATATTAATTACAAACGCTTCCTGATCATAGTAATGATCGAAATCAAAACCATTTGGATTTGTACCTACGCGGAATAATTCTTCTCGATTTCTTTCATTTGTAAGACCAGATAGTAATCTTACTTTTGTTGGAGATTCTACATGAATGATCATAGATTCTCTTAACTCTTCACTCTTTCCACTGATATAATCGATCAGAGAATTAAGACTTGTAGCTGTCAATGGTTCTGCAAACTCCTCTCTGTCATATCGTGACATAGATTTATCGCAATAAGTCTTTCCTGCGATTTTTACAACGTGTGGCTCTCTTGCACTGTCTGTCAATTCTTCGATCTTTTCGATTGCTTCTCTTAAAAATGTATTATCCATTGTTATGTATCCTCCTGTTTTATGCCTGTTTTGCTTTTCTTAAATCAATCACTTTGTTGCTTGGTTCGTAGATCTCTCCAGTATCCGGATCAAAAGCTTTCGGTGTTTCATCTTCTTCCTGGTCGATCACATCATCAACATTCATCTGACCAGGAATCTGGTTAAAGATTTCAACCGCTTCAACCTCTCCGGTGCGAAGATCTCTGCCCATACTCAGTGCTGTTGTAGCTCCAAGTTCTGGTGCAAGACTTAACTTTGTTTCTACCGTAGTTGCCACAAAGTTTCTTTCATCGTTTGGCCGGAAACTGATTGATACATTGATCTTTCTGACCTTCTGCGCATCAGTGTTCGGATCCTGAACATTTTCAGTGATCTTTTCTAATGCCTTATTAAGCTGTACTGAAAGTTTCCCTCCTGCAAACTGTTCTAAGTTAATATGTTTCATCGTGTTGCTCCTTTCTTTTATTTAAAGAACTGCTGTGGTTCTTCTTTTTCTGTTTCGGTTGGAATTGGCTGTGGTTCTTCTTTAGGAACCGTACTTTCCGGTAAATCTTCCTGCTGCATCATTGGAATCTTTTCATCTTCCCTTGTAACAAAATACTGCTGTCCGTTTTCTGGTTCTGCATAACCGCTTTCTTCTGCAATATACATACCACCGAAAGTTGAAGGAAAAGCTTCTCTCAATGCCTGAACCAATGCCACTTTTCTGATCATTGTTGCCGGCCTTGATTTCCACTGGCTATTCAATGTTCCATCTTTTTTTCTGCCTGCGTATTCATCAAACGCAACTTCTGCTTCATATGCATGTGCTTTATCTTTTCTCCAGACTTTCGCCCATCCACCAATAACTTCTTCTGTAGGCAGACGAAAACTTCCAGATCTATGAATAACCTCACCGTCTCGACTATCAACTACGATGATCCCTGCTTCAAATCCATCGTAAAATTCATTCTGTTCTGCTCGCTTCATATAAGCTTCTTTTCCGACTACCATTGTTGCTGGTTCGTTTCCGTACTTAATACAGTACGCTTCTTTTACCCATGGATTTAAACCACTATGCTTACACAAATTCATAAACATAATGACTTCTTCCATTGTCACACGTTCTTTATTTCCAGAAATCATATAATTTTTTATAATCTCTGGTGTTAATTCAATTTTGTGTCCGGCAACCTCATATGTTGCAACCTGTGCGTTCTGATACATGTCTGTTCTTTTCTTTGCTAAACTGTTTCCAACTGCCATCTTATAATTCCTCCTGACTTATGATTTTAAATTCTTCACATGTTTTCTTAAGAATGCTGATCTTCGCATTCGCTTCATCAAAGTTGTGCTCTTTTACAACACAACGAAATGTAATCGCTAATGTTCTTTCTCCCGTACGTTTAGGTTTAGGAACTTCTGCCGGTTCTTTTGGCATCTCTGATGCTTCTTTACTTTCGCCAGCAGATGCCACTTTCTGCGCTTCTTCTTTTAACTGTTGCTGTCTCTGCTCTTCCTTCTGCTTCTGCTCTTCCTCAAATAAGGCTTTCTTCTTGGCGGTCTCCTCTAACTTCTGTTTCTTCATCATTGCAGCGTTCAGATCAAAAGCTTTCAGATATTCTTCTTTCATTTCAAAAACATAAGGACTTGTATCTGCATTGATTACTTTCAGATCGCTGTCAACTTTATCTCTGATCTCTGCGATCTCTGTTGTGATAGATTTCAATGTCGTTGATACATTTAGCCAAGAATCCTTATAGATTTTTTCAAATGGAACCGTGCGATCAAGATCACCGATTGTCTTTGAATAGATTCCCTTGATTTTCTCTAATTTTTCTTGCCGTGTTGCTTCTTCGTATCCTTTGATCTGGATGTCAATGTTTCCAATCGCTTGATCAACGATGCCGATCAGTTCTTTTTCCTGTTCTTCAAAAGCTGTGTATGGCTGCATGACCTGTCGTTTGATTTCTTTTCTTTTGTTCTCTAATGCAGTTACAAATTTTCGAAGATTAGCACGATCCTTTTTTGCATCCTTGATCTGATCTGCTGTATAGACCAGATTCATATAGTCGTTTGCTTTCTTCTGGATCTCTGTTTTTAATTCTTCATAATTCCAGTCAATCTCTTTCAGGAATCCTTCTTCCTGCGGATTGTATATCTTAAATTCCATGTATTTCTCCTTTATTGATTTCTGTTATAAGTGCGCCTTTTTAATCACCTCTTCACGAGTCATATTTAAGATGGCTTCAATATGTTCAACAGTCAGGTTATTGCCTTTTAAAATCTCCACAATTTTATTTACAATAGCCTGATTTTCTTTTTTCTTTTCCTGAACCTCTTTCATATATTCTTCGTATCGATTCATGACAATTTCTCCTTTTAAATTTCTGGAAGAATCAAGTTCGGTTGCTGTCTTTTTAAAACTTTCTGCCAGAACTCTTCTTCTGCCTGTTTTAATATCTCAATATCTTCTTCTACATCTGATCGCTCAATATGATAATCTTTTGTTTGTAGCTGGATCTGCCCTTGCCACACTGATTTAAGCTGTGCTCTCAACTCCACAAATGAATATTCTGTGACAAGCAGATAATGCAATACCTGGATGTAATAGTTGTCCGGAATCTGATCTTTCCACTTCTCACGCTGCATACTTTGTAGGATATTAGTTGTCTTAATTTCTAAGATTCCTTTGTGACCATTCTGATCAGTCAACTCTCCATCTAAGGATGCATGTGCCCATGGATACTTTTCGTTTCGGATCATGTTGTCTCCGAAGTATTCAACCTTGTATTCTGGATGATCAAGTGCAAACAGTGATCTAAGCAATGGCTCTGCATCATGCCCGTACTTCACATAGTCCTTATCCGAAATATCTGGAGCTGTTCCCTGCCCTGTCTTTTCTAAATACAGTTCTATATTGGTTTTATATGGATTGAGTCCTAATACTGCAGATGCATCAGATCCACCGATTCCGTGTCTAGCATTTAGCCAGGAATCGGTGGAATCAAATTGGATTCGCTTGATTCCTGGAGCGATCATGTTCTTGCTAGACATTCCTATCTACCCTTATGTGATCAGTTCTGGTATGTTGTTTTAAAACTTCCGTAAAACCATAGCTTAATATTTGCACTTCTTCCAGTTGACACTTAATTACTTCGTCAGCATAAAGTCTTAGTGCTCCTGTAACAATTGGAATTTCTTCATCAACCAAAGGACCAACAAATTTTTCTAGATCTTCAAAGAAGATTTGAGACAATTCTAAGAGCACCTTTGTTTTCTCTTTGATCTCTGCCTTATCTGAAAATGCCTTTTCAATATAAGGACCTAAGTCTCTTCGTAAATTACTTTTCTCCATCATATGTTTTCCCTTTCTTCTTTTAATTTCTTCTCACAATCTTTCAATCTTGGAAAGATCAAGTTAAACTGCTCTTCTGACATTTCACAAAACTCAATTCCTGCATTTCCATACTTCTCTCCAATGATCAAAGCATTTCCAAGAATCGGGTATCCATGGCGATCTGTCTCATACAACCATGAAGCTATCTTATTTAATTTGGTTTTGTCACAGTGAAAATAAAATTCTTCATCAACGAGCATGCTTACCTTTGATCCGGGTGTATTTTTGACCTCAATTCCTGCACCGATCTCTGTATATAATCTCTTGGGCTGTACGTGTTCAATTAACTCACATCTGTTTCCAATGTGTTCTTTCAACTTTTTCCATGATTTAAGTCCCTCATCTGGATATTCAAGTTCTTTCACATCATTATTTGGTGTGATCAAGATCATTTTTCCCATTATCATTTTCCTCCTTTGTGATCTCAGATTTAACACTTCTTCCTAAGAATGATTCGATATATTCAGAAATTCCTTTGTCATAGTCAGTTAATCCTTTTTCTAAAGCATCTGAAACCGCTCTTAAAACTGGCACGATAAACACCGATGTATGTTCTGAAATTGGATTGACATATCCAAGAACTTCTGTTACTGCCTCTTCTGCCATATCTTCCAACACTTTGAACGCTTTATCTTCGTCTCCTACTTCTGCAAATCGACAGCTCTTGATTACCGCATTGTCGCATTTCGCTAAAAATTTATCTTTCATGTTTGTTTCCTTCCTTAATCTGTGGTATAATTTTTTCTGAACTTTTATTTGTGTGCCTAACGGAGTTGCTGCTTTGTGGGCACCTTTTTTTGTATCCTGTTGTCATTGTTCTGTTCCTCTCTCATTGATGTATTTCATTCCTAAATACCCAATGATATAAAACACACCAAACAGCATCCATTCGCCACCGAATGCAAAATATCCTCTTGCTTCAATAAGCTCTGGAATCATCAAGGTTGCTGTTGATCCAGCAAACAATAATCCAATGATGTGGCAGATCACCATCCTTTCAATCTTCTTTCGAACCTTGTTCATTTTTCTCTGACGATCAATCGCCTTCTGAATCTTTTTCTTTGATTCTACGAAACGATCTTCGTATACCTCGTATCTTCGTACATTTTCCAAAATATACACCTTACCTTTCTTTTGTTTGTTACCAGACGACTTAAACACGCTGGCCAGTTCTATATTCAATTTTTAATTTTTTATAGGTCAATGTTTTATATCAAGAAGAGATTTAATTGTTTATGTTTTGCAGTTATTGTTATGCTATAGATTGGGATCATAGCGACATATTCAATTTGACCAGCGTGTTTAAGTCGTCTGTGTTTCTTGGGTTGTTTTTATTATCTTGTAATTTGCAGTGTACTGTTATGTACCTTTCTAGACTGCTTGTTTTTCTTTCTTCGCCTTTCTCTTTCTTCGTTCAACCTCCTTTAAGAACTCTGTTGTTGCATCCTTTATCTTTTCCTGGTTAACTGTTCCGTGAATATGAACAGTTCCATTACCAATACTAAAGGTCTTGTCTGCTTTATCTTTCATAACATCACCTACCTTTCGCCAGATGACTCAATTCCTTGCCTGATCACGTGAATGTTTTTTATATTGAAAAGAAGCTAACTGTGTCGGGGTTGTTTTCTTTTTATTCCTATGCAATCGGATTAGCATCAACGATCGGGCAAGGAATTGAGTCATCTGTTATTTAATATAGTAACTTTAAAAGTTACTTAAGATCAAAAAAAATTTCAATCGGATTTTCTATATGAAGTTCTTTGATCATAATCTCGATCTCATCGCTTCCAAAAACACCTTTTGCCATTTTTTCATAAAATGTTTTTGGCGTAATTCCTATTAATCGAGCTACTTTTGTTTGTGTTAAACCTCTTTCGGATATAATTCCTCGAAGCTTGTCTGTTCTTACCACTTTCTCACCTCCGTAACTTTTTAAGTTACTTTAATTATAGCACAAAAAAGTAACTTGTCAAGATACTTTTGGTTGCTTTTATAACTTTTTTGTGATAACATAAAATTATTCAGAAAGGAGATGATATTAATGACTGTAGGAGAACGAATACAACTATCAAGAAAAAGGATGGGAATGAGCCAAGTTGATTTTGCAGCTAAAATTAATGTGTCAAAACAAACTTTATATAAATATGAAAATAATCTTATTACTAACATACCATCAGACAAAATAGAAGCTGTTGCAAACCTTTGCCATGTCACCCCTGCATATTTAATGGGTTGGAATAATGAAGCAAACTCAACTTCTAATGAACAGCATTTTGATCAAGATCTTGTTATCATACAAAGAGAAAAAAGTAAGATGTCTGCAAAAGACCAAGCAAAACTAATGAACATTTTAAAAGCAAATTTTGATGAATATAATTGGGATGAAGATGATTCTGGAGATATCGAGTAATCGCAGGGCTGAAATTAAAAATCGTGTACTTTCAATTTTAAAAAAATACGGACAGCCTTGCGTACCTGTTAAAATTGGAAATATTATTAGAGGAATGAATAATGTCAAATTAATTACTTATAGTAGTCAAATTCGAAAGCATAATATAACTTATGAAGAGTTAATTATAAATGCAGAAACAAAAGATTCTTATGCTGTCTGGGATGGAAACAAACGTTACTCCATCTACTATAATGACTTAGATTTTAACATTCTTCACTCAAATAGAGTTCGATGGAACTTAGCCCATGAGTTAGGGCATATAGTATTGAGGCATCATGAATTTTACAAATATAATAAGCTTTTTCGAAATGGCTTAAGCGATTCTACCTATAACTATCTTGAAGAAGAAGCTGATTATTTCGCACAATTAATTCTTGTTCCTCATGTTGTTTTGTTTAAGTTCAGAGTCTCTACTATCAATGAACTTAAAACTTTCTGTAAGATATCAAGTAATGCAGCTACACATCGTTTTCGTGCTTATGAAAAATGGATATCTCACATAAATATTGAAGATGAATATGATAATCAGCTTCTTCAATATTATTACGACTTCATCTATAAATATTACTGCCGAACATGTGGCGCAACTTTACTTCAAGAATATGGAAAATATTGCCCTATCTGCGGCAATAAAAACACACTGAAATGGGGTGACGGAGACATGATATATAAAGAATTCGAAACTTATGCTTCTAAAAAATTGATTAGATGTCCAAGATGTCAAAACGAACAAACGAATATCCAGGGTGAATATTGCCAGATTTGTGGATCCTGCCTTGTAAACCGATGTATCGGCAATTGTAATTATATCGGTAATTGCATCTACAATACGATCTTACCAACTAACGCACGATATTGCCCTATATCTGGAAATAAATCTATTTTTTACGATCAAGGCTTCTTACAGGACTGGGATCAGGAACTTTATCCTCCTAGTTCGAATCCAGAGAGTAATGAGCAGTTAGCTTTAGAACCTCCTGAAGATCCTTTTGGAGAACTCCCTGATTTCGATCGGATACCTGAAGAGCTTTTTAATCAATCCTATTAGCTGATTTCGAATCAAATACTTAAATAACACACAGGAAAATGTCAACATAGAATACAGGGGGGTATAATGGGTTTGTTAAATTCAATATTTGGAAACAACGAATTAAATGATAAGATTCAGGAATTAGAAAATACCAATTCCAAAATGGAAGCAAAAATCGCTATTCTTGAAAATGAAAAAGCAGCACTGGAATCATTACTCACTCCAGAAATGCAAGATCTAGAATCATTAAAAAAACAGATTGCTGAATCTCAGGTTGAATTTGCACATCAAAAAGTAATGCAAGAACAGAAATTAAAAGAACAATATGACAAATATATGTCTGAAATTACTAAACAAAAATCACTTATTGTTGCATACAATGATGAAATCAATGAATTAAATTCAACCATAAAAGGACTAAAGAAATCTATAATCACATTTTCTGATGAAATCTTAGTTCAAGACTTTGGATTATATGAACCGCGATATTCTTTTCTTAATGCGGATTCTTATAAAGCAGAACTTACGAATATACGCAATATGCAAAAAGCCATGATCAAAGACGGTTCTGCGGTATCTGGTAGTGCGGACTGGCAAGTCAATGGCAGTGCAGTCAGAGGTCGCAAAATGATAAAAGATATGCAAAAACTATTGCTCCGTGCATTCAATAGTGAATGTGATGAAATTATCAATAAAGTAAAATACAATAATTACGATTCCTCTGTCAAAAAAATGGAACGAAGCTTTAATACAATTGCTAAGTTAGGAGTGACCATGGCTATTTCCATAACTTCCGACTATTATGATCTAAAAATCCAAGAACTTCAATTAGCATTGGAATATCAGACTCAAAAGCAGCATGAGAAGGAAGAAAAAGCCGAACTAAGAGCTCAGCAACGTGAAGAAGCACGATTACAAAAAGAACTTAAAGAACAACGCAAAAATATTGATAAAGAACGTAAACATTATGAACAAGCTCTTTCTAATATTAATAAACAATTATCCTCTTCTTCTGATGAAGATACTGAAGATTTAAATAAAAAGAAAGAAGAAATTATACAGTCTTTATCTGATATTGATATCAAAATTAAAAATATCGATTATAGAGAAGCTAACCAAAAAGCTGGATATGTGTATGTAATTTCCAACATTGGATCATTTGGCGAAGGAATATATAAAATCGGAATGACTCGAAGATTAAATCCACAGGAACGAGTTGATGAACTTGGTGACGCTTCCGTTCCTTTTAAATTCGATATACATGCTATGATATTTTCAGAAGATGCTCCAGCTCTGGAAGCAAAATTACATAAAGCTTTTGAAGATCGAAAATTAAATCTTGTAAACCAACGAAGAGAATTTTTTAAAGTTTCTCTGGATGAAATTAAAGATGTTGTCAAAAATAATTTTGATAAAACCGTAGAATTTGTCGAAGTTCCTGATGCCGATCAATACAGGATTTCTTTAAAAATGAAAGAAACTATGCAAAAACAAGCATGA